TCTATGACACCTCCACAAGGAGTCTTTCAATTACAGATGGAGTTACTCCTGGAGGTCTTCCGGTCACTACGAGCAGTTCTCAGGCTAACGTAAACGGTGCAATTACAGTAGTACAAGCAAGGGATACCTTTATGGCCAATGGAATTGCAACATCCTTTACTTTATCAGTTACTCCTTTTAATATAAATAATACATTAGTCAATTTGGGAGGTGTTATCCAAATGACCTCTGCATATACGCTGGCTGGTAGTGTTCTGACATTATCCGAAGCGCCTGTGGCAAACACACAAATTCAAGTAATAACATTAGCTGGACTGCTATAAAAGGATACTAAATGTCACTAACAAGAGTATATGCATCCCTTACAACCAATTTTATGGAATCTTCAAATTCTATAATTGTAATTTTTCCTTCTGGAGATTTAACAGGAAATACGGATACAGCCAATTTTAGAACTGCTATTGTTTCAGCCATTAATAATAAAGTATATCCCGATCCTATACAAAAAACAAATTTGTGCGGCGGCCGAGTAAAAATTATGCTTAGTTTAGGAGCATACTACATTAATGGACCAATACTTGCTAACACAGATTTTAACCAAAGAGTTTATGGATTGGCAATAGAAGGTGCTGGCAAAGGAATGACAGAAATATTATATTCGCCAAATACCGCTATAGCAGCAAATAACACCGCTCTGTTTACAAATAATGATATGGTTCGTGGATTAATAATTAATGGAATATCATTTTCGTGCAATAACGCCAATGTGCCATTTTGTACATCATATTCAACTGGTGGTGCGGCAGAATATATATTTGATGACTGTTTGTGGGCAGGACAATGGAAATATGGAATGTCTTTGATAGGTTCAAATTCAAACTCCGAAATGCGATGGAAAGATTGCACATTTGATTCAGGATCTTCCTGGATTTCATTCTTATATTCACCCACGGCGGCAAATAATGGATCAGATCAGTTTTTAAATTATTGGTTTACAAATTGTTCATATAATTCTGGTTCTCCATGGATCACAATGAATACAGGAGGACACATTAAAATGTTAAATTGTGATGTGTCTGGCTATGCTCCAAGTTCATTTCAATATTTAATTGGTTTATATGGAACATCACATTCTTCCGGTGTTTGTTCTTTTGCCAATCATGGTGGAAGATTTGAATTATCATCAGCAAATTCTGGAATATTCTATTGTGAATGGCCAATAGGAAATATACTTTTTTCTGGCTGTGACATGTCATCCCAAAGTTATCAACCATGGGGGGCCAATTTAAATTCAGTATTGATTAATTTTACAAATGTACAGGGTCCTGCTGTTAAATGGCTTAATTGTAATTTGATGGGTACTCATACCTATGGATATGGTGTCAATAATATATCTTATGGAGACAATCCATCTGTGGTGTATGATTCTTGCTATCTAGCCAGCGCACAAAACACCAGTTCATTTATTATAACAAATACAAATACTAATATTGGTGGTGCGCCTATTATAAGTTTTAGAAAAACTTTACTTACCGGTGCCGGAACGGCTGGATTATATGAAGTTGGTGAAACAGATATTAATTGGCAATATGCTGCTGTTGGTATAACATCAAGAAAAATGATAAGGATTGGAGGAACATATGCTCCATCACCGGCCGCCGCAGCCCCATCTAGTAATGCATTTACTTCTGCTAATCTGCCAATGAATTCAGTAATAACTGGAGCATGGATGGTGAATACTCCTGGTTCTGGTGGTGCTGTTGCATATAACTGGCAATTGCAGACAGGAGAAGCTACTCCTACAGTATTACTACATGCCAATGGAGCGAATCTATCAACAGGATTTTCTCTTGCAAATACACAGGCCGCTAATAATTTATTTTTTGTATGTAATACTAACCAAAAGAGACAGATTATTGTACAGGATTATGCAAATATTGCTGGTGGTTCAGTAGGTAACAATTATTTCATGATTGAGTATGTTGGGTAATTAACCATAAACCCATTGACTTTAACTAAAAAATATGATACCATAGTCTTGTATAAATAGTAATAATGGCTGTAAACCAAGTATCAGAAAGCACTTAAAGACGCGGGTTCGACTCCCGCCTGCTCCACCAAAAGTATACTAGTATGTCAGAAATGCAGGTCCCTGGACGCAGGAACTCGGCCTGTCCACTTATCAACGGGTGGCTCCCCTTTATTCTATTAAAAAGAAATAGATACTGGTTGGGATGCAAGTTAGTATACTTCCTAATGGGCCCGACCGGTTTCGATTGGGGTATGTTCTAAATGAATATATCGTGAAATACCAGGAAATGGATGACGAGATTGCAATGGCTCTATCTGCTGAATGCGTTAAGTCCACATTCGAACATCTGGCCGGAGCATCACTTACACTGGCTATTTCTCAGCAAACCAGACTATCCGTACAGAATAAATTAGAGCAACAAAGGGCTCATTACAGGGATTATATAAATAGAAAATGAATCTAATATTAGATGAAACAAATATTGACGAAGTTTCCTCGGCAATAAGAAAGTTGCACAAAATTAGGACCTCCCTCATGAGAGACAATCCTGCGCTGTTGATAAGCAATAAAAGGTTTGAAAATAGGTTAAAATCTATAGAAAAAGAGTACAATGCTATTTTGTTGATATCAAAAACCAACATAAACACTATATACGATTGCACAGGAGAAAAAAATTACTATGTTTATGTACATTGTAACACAGCATCTCCTTTGAATATAAAAGACAATGCTAGACACATGTTTGCAGCACAAGAATTTGGACTTAAATTTGAACCTTTTTATGTCGGTAAAGGAACTGGTGACAGGGCATTCGACCTAAAAAGGAACGAAGGCCACAACAAAATACAACAATACTTGAAAAAGGTAAATAAAGAAGTTGAGATAGTAATATTAAAAAAAGACCTCTCAGAAGGAGAGGCCCTGGCATTAGAATCAAAATTAATTGATATTTTTGGTCTAAAATCAATTAGTAATTTAGGATGTCTAGTTAATCTAGATGAAGGTTTCTGTGCAAAAGAAAGAAGAAAACTCTATCCTAAAGGAGTTCCTTGGTATCTTAATAGAGTTAAATTACAACCATATAAAAGGTAATAATACAGCGTACTCCCTTTCATAGGAGTTAAAAACAACTTAAGAAATTATTAATGGACGCGGGTTCGACTCCCGCCTGCTCCACCAAAAGTATACTGTGAGGATGCTAGTTATACGGCTTATCCGAACAAAGTATAACCCAAAGCATAATATTGTACATAAAGGCTTTGAGCAGTATACTTCTGATGGGGCAGTCCCGGTTTCGACGTTAATGAAAGTATTCTGTTAGTTCGCTCGCCGTGCATACCAGCGCAAATGGAGCAAAAAAAGTAAATGCAAATGAAGAAGCATTTTACGGAGAAATGGCTCTAGCAGCCTAAAGTATCCACCGGGGTTTCGCTGGCTGTCCTTATAATCCAATCAGCCAGCACTTCAGAATATCAAATGATTATCGCAGTATGCAGTAAATCCCTCAACAACACAGGAACACAACATGTTGAAATACCTAATACGTATCTCTAATAGCCTTCTTTTAACATTTATATTGGCGATACTTATTGTGCATTTGGGACTAACAGCAGTAGATGAATATGATAAAATGCACACAGACCACGTACAAAACATCCTAGCATTGGAGACAGCACAGATAGAAGCAGAATCAAAAGAAGCACAATTCAGAGCCTTGCAGGCAGCATCCGAAGCAAAGGAGCGTGTCATAAGAGTAAAGCAAGATGAGTTGGAGTGTATGACCAAGACGATATATTATGAAGCCGCTAATGAATCGTTCGAAGGTCGAATGGCCATTGCTCAGGTAATATTGAATAGAACCAGGGATAAGCAATATCCCAATACGGTATGTGGAGTCATCTACCAAAAAGCGGATACTGCCAAAGGTCCAGTTTACCAATTCTCTTGGGCTGGCCAAGAGCATGACCCATCGGAAATCAACCAATATACCTGGGAGGAAGCAAGGTACATTGCGAGAAAAGCCTTGACAAACAAGGTTGCCCATGCTAAACTAGCTGCTGATAAGTGCGAATGGTACCATGCAGATTATGTCAATCCTAAGTGGAATTTGGTAAAGATCGCAAAGATAGGACACCATATTTTCTATAAGGCTTAATATGAGATAGTATAGCTTTTGTGGCGGCGGGGATGTTGTTTGGTGTGGGTGTGGTGAATGCCATTTCCCACAACGAATACAACACCCTGCTTTTTGGGTCAATCCTGACCCTCCTTTGTGCGTATAAAGAGTATAAGTGCCAATAATGGAACGTAAATATTCATACAGTGAAATTGAAGAAATGCGGAGATGTTTGACAAGCATAGAGTATCTACAGGACGGATGCTATAATGCGGAAGAAAGGTCCAGGGCTATAGAGGACAAACTCCGTACAGCTATTCTGGCCGGTATAGAACCGCATGAGATACAGGCTGAATATGATAGAAGATATGTATTTTATATGCAATCCCAAGCAAGATGGGAGGAAAGACAGCGGACTTCCCTGGCTAAAGAAGAACATCCCAAGTTAAAGCCCGAGGAAACTCAGGTGACTCCCGAGGCAGTTAATAGTATGTGGCGAAGGTTGCTTCCACACATAATCCGAGGATAATATAATGCCGACTAAAGACGAAATAAAGGCTTTTAGTTCCCAGATGGAAAATCTCACCCGGGAACTAAGGTGTGACATAATGGATGCAATACTCCATCATTGTTCTCAGACTGGATTGGAAATAGAAGTGGCAGCCACGTTAATATCTCCTATACTCAAAGCCAAGATTCGTGAACAAGCAGAATCAAACAACCAATTGAAAAAGACTAGTAGGTTACCTATATGAAAGAAACTCCCGAAAAGTCATTCTATGATATTGCAATAGAAAAAGCCGAAAGGGATGTTTGGTCGGCACAAAGTAAAGTCAGAGAGGCCGAGGAAGAATACAATCGTTGCTTGCTACGCAGAGAAATAGCCAATAATCCTCCTACATGGAAAAACACTCTTTCTCTGACAAAGGAATTCGAAAAAGCCTGGTATGATGGTTTCAAAAGCATGTATCCTAAACCAGATAGGAATGATTTGTATGATAAACTTGCTGCCAAGGCAAAAGAATTGGGATACCCATATTATGAACATTATGGTGAAGCCGTTATGGTCAAGAACCATATAAGGACTTTAGTTAAACTATGATACCAATTGAACAGTGGACCCCGGATATGTGGCATGCCGCTGTCAAGTTTGGCATACTTGCCTTATGTCTGCTGTGGTTCATAGTTACTGGAATATATGCATTGTGGCATTACATTAAATATGGATACTAATGAGCATCATATCTGATGATGAAGTGGAACAAACCTGTGACCATTGCGGCAAAACGTTTGATTGCGACTGTGTACCTGAAGATTTTGTACCTAAAAGCAATGAAGCAAATGGTTGGGAGGTATACCAAGTATACAACGCCCTACGGTTGCATTTTAATTCGGGTACCTACGATTATTTCAAATTCCATGGAAAATCCAATTGTTCAAAAACATCTTTTCTGAATAACAAAGCAAAGTACATGTTCTACCGTATTTCTAGGAAATATTCGGTAGAGGATGCATTTGATTTCTTTATTGCTAATATGACAGTAAAGGATAATCCTTGGATTGCTGATTTAGTACAGGAAGAAGCACATCAGATTTACCAAAGATGGCAAAAGAAACAACAATCATTGATGTATCACTTCAAGGAAGAACTAGATAAAGTATTGGAAGGTCAACAAAGACCAGATGATATTCTATTGATTAAAGGTGGTCAAAATCCTCCTTTATTGGATTATTTAATTTCCGGTGGTTCTTTGGAATTTGTTTGCATGTTGAATGAGGTTCTCCATTTTGTTCCTGTTTGGAATAAAAAAGTTAATGATGATATAATCTATCCTATTTGGGCTAGACGTATAGAAAAGTATTCTCCTTTCCTGAAATTCGATAGGAACAAGGCAAAGGAAATTGTGCAGAAAAAAGTGAAGGAGTTTAATCGTGAGTAAAGTAACAAAAATATTGTTAGATATGGATGGTGTAATTGCGGATTTTGATTCTGCATTCTCTGAATTTTTTAATGGAAAATACAACGATCATTCCTTTCACCACTCTTTTGAAAACTTCATTGAAGCCAAGGGGTTTCTAAACCTCAAGGCATTGCCTGGTACACACCAATTAATAGCATATTTGGAGACATTGGAAGCAGCAGGTATACCAACAGAGATTTTATCCTCTACTGCTGGACCCCTATATCATGATAGAGTAATGGTACAGAAAGAAATTTGGCTGAAAAACAATCGTATAGATTTTAATGCTAATTTCGTACCAGGTTCCCAGGTCAAGAAATTCTATGCAACACCAACATACGTCATCATAGATGATTCTAAGGATGTTATTGCAGATTGGGAAGAGGCCGGCGGTATTGCTATATGGCACAAAGATATGTCAACAACATTGGAAATACTTAAAGAGTTGGTATGACCCCAAGCATTCCTATGCTACTCATGGCAGCATTAAACACCTGGGCTGCTATTGATTTTTGGAATAAGGGTGATAAGTATACTTGTGCTATCATGGTATGCTATGCCATATCTTCCGGTATTTTTGCAATAAGACCTACAGGTAACTTGACCGGAGGCTAAATATAAGATATAATGAATACTGTGAATAAACTGTTATATTCCGTCACATACTGTTATACGATCTAAAGGAGAAGTAAATGTCTTTTGCAAACCTCAAAAAGTCCTCAAGTCTGGACAAACTCAACAAAGCAGTAGAATCCCTCAATCAAGATAAGAAAACCGATGACCGTTATTGGAAGCCGGAAACAGATAAGGCTGGCAATGGTTCGGCTGTTATCCGTTTTCTTCCTGCTCCACCTGTAGATGGTGAAGATGGACTTCCGTGGGTCAAGTATTGGGATCATGGTTTCAAGGGTCCTAATGGATTATGGTATATCGAAAAGTCTTTGACAAGTCTTGGTCAACAAGATCCTGCATCAGAATACAACTCTGCTCTATGGGCTACTGGACTTGAAGCAAACAAAGAAATTGTTCGTAAGCAAAAGCGTCGTTTGCATTACGTTGCGAACATCTACGTTGTCAAGGATCCCAAGAATCCCGAAAATGAAGGCAAGGTGTTTCTTTATAAGTTTGGTGTCAAGATTTTTGAAAAGATCCAATCAAAGATTCATCCAGAATTTGATGATGTGGTTCCTTTGGATCCTTTTGATTTCTGGACTGGTGCCAATTTCAAACTGAGAATCCGTAAGGTTGAAGGATACCAGAACTATGATGCATCGGAATGGGAAGCACCATCACCCCTATTGGATAATGATAAGGCTCTTGAAGCAATTTGGAAGTCTGAATATTCACTAAAGGAAATTGTTGATCCTTCACAATTCAAGTCATATGACCAGTTAAAGGCACAACTCAACAAGGTTCTTGGATTGTATGGTGAAACTGCTCCTGCCAAGACAACCGTTGAACAGGCTAAGGCACAGCCTCGCAAGGCTACTGTAGAGGATGATGCTGGAGATTCTGGTGTTGCTGAAACCGAAGATGACCTGGCGTTCTTTTCGAACCTGGCTGATGAAGCGTAATAGATAATAAAGACTGTCGTTGGAAGAAAGGGAGGAGCAGAAATGCTCCTCTTTTTTTATAGTGCCAGATTACGTAGATAATTCTTGGTAACCCTGGCGATAGAGTCCTCATCGTTGCGGGTATCAGCGGGGAAGAATCCAAATTGTGGAGTTTTGGTTTCCATTCCATTATTATTTGTCTTGCTCACAACAGTTGGCGACATACTCGTTATCCTAGACTTACCAGCATTTATTCTACCAACAGGCCTATGGTCCCTGATTACTTTTTGAATTATATCTTCAAATTCCTGCATATTTTCAACTTCTTTATCACCATATAATTTT